TGTAGATTTTTTATATCATTTGTTTAATGAAGAAAATGCTCCTGAATGGATTGAATATTTAAATAATTATCTTAAATAAGGGTATGGGAATTCCCATAGTAGAATTTATGCGGGAGTATAAATTCAGTGCTGGCTAGACACTACTTTTACTCCCACAGTCTAAAAAATATAAAAAGAGGATTAAATTATTTTGATAATTTTTTCCTCTTTTTTAAAGATTATTTACACAAAAACATATTCATTTAAGACAAATTAGTATTTAGAAGAACTTTGACTTTTCCCTTTTTAGTTTTATAAGTAAAGTCCTTAATTAGTTCTAAAAGTTTAGGATTGGGTTTAAGTTCTTGGGTAATTTTAAATTCAAGCATAAAAAATGTCCTCCTTCCTAGAAAGAGAACATTATATTTTTATAAAATAAAAACTTACGAACTTTAATTAGTCCGTAAGTTGTCTTCAAATGGAGCGGGTGATGGGAATCGAACCCACTATCTTACATCGGGAAATCGTTGATACATCAATGTTTTTGCGAAATGCTGACTTGCATTTGACTTGCATTTTTATTTTTATTTCAAAGCTCGCCCCATATGTCGCCCATATCTTGCCCGTATTTCTGCGAAGATTTTCGGAGCGGAAAAGTCAAAAAGCGGAGCGGATATCCGAAGCCGGTTTTGCAGTTGACTGCAAAAACTTATTGAATTTATCAATATCGCTTGATTCTTTTTCTTTAGAAAGATGTGTGTAAATTGAAAGAGTTGTCTTAATATCGGAATGTCCGAGCAATTCTTTTGCGGTTAAAACGTCTACGCCGGCATCGTACAGCATTGTTGCGTAAGTATGGCGGAGACAATGCGGCGTAAACGTGTCTATCGTCAAAGGCAGCGTTTTCCTACGGTCGGCAGCTGTGCCGATAAAGCACCCGTATTTCTTATTAAGGCACAACATATAACTATGCCAAAGTTTATCCCAAGCCGAATTTGACATATAACCGCCCACGGTGTTCGGGAAAACGAGCGTTGATTTTTTAGGCATATGTCGCATATAATCGGCAAGGATATCAGGCATTTGTATTATGCGATTTCCGGCAGCGGTTTTTGTGGATTTTACCGTCTTAGTCGGCGAGTAGTAACTTTTGTTAATGACAATAGTCTTATTATCAAAATTCACATCCGACCAAAGAAGCGCGGTAAGCTCCCCGCGGCGAAGCCCTGCAAATAACATTATCATAGCCGCCGGTTGTGCTCGGTGCGGCGTGTCGAGAATCCATGCCCGCTGTTCGGCGGTAAGTGCGGAGCGGCTCTTTGAAGGTGTGCCCGCCGGGACGTTCAAAAGTTCTTCAACCGGCGAGCGATCAATAATTCTGTTAGCTGCACAATATTTAAAAAACTGCTTGATAATCGATGTATATTCGATTAACGTTTTACGCGATGTAGGCTTACCCGAATACGGATTGCAGGCGGCGAACGCATCAAGGACGGCTTGAACATCACAAAGCCGAATTTTTGAAATATCAAACTCGCCAAAATGCTGTACGAAGTGATCGAGCCTCTGACTAATGCACTTATACCAGCTGGCGGATACGGTGTTTTTTTTCGAAATTAAAAATCGGTTTGCCCAAAAAGCAAAAGTGCGGTTTTCGGAAATCAAATCAACGCCACGATGTAGCTGTGCACGAAGCTCCGCCGCCTTTTGGTCGGCTTCTTTTTGAGTTTTGCCGTAAACCGATTTATATTTGCGTTTGCCGTCAACGCTGCCGACGTAAACTTGAACGACTATTCGGCCGTCGGCGCGGCGGGTGTTTGTTTTCTTCGGCATATTTAATCACTTCCGTTTGTTTTTTGATTTACAAATTGAATAATCTCTTGTTTACCCTCTTCGCTTGCCGTTCTGTAAAAAGCGAGGAGGGCTTTTTCTTGTTCAGTTAATGAATTTGCAGTAGAATAGCGGGCATAAATTACGCCGTTCATATTTCACCGCCTTTCAGCCGTTCGATTCGTCGAGCGGCTTTTTATTTCACAAGATACACCGTAATTTGCGCTTTTGTTTTTCCGTCGTCATTTTCGCCGCAAGCGTCGAGAATACCAACGATCTTTTTATGCTCGTTTTCGTTTATGAAGTTTGCGGCAGACTTCGGCAATTCGCCGACTTCTTCGTAAATGTTATTAAAAACGACGAAGCAATCGTCGGCGTCTTCGTATTCGATAGTTAGCACGTCGCCTTCGTCGCAATTTAACAAATTATCTTCACGCGTTGTATATTCATCAATTTTCTTTTTGATTTTCGAGAGGGAAAAACGCTTCGATTCGAATATATCGAGCGGCTTATAAAAGCCGATCTTGTATGTGGCTTTATTATTGCTGACCGAATATTTGTTGAGATAACCGGACACACGCCAGCCGCGCTTTGTGTAATCGTTGAACATATCTTGAACCGTTCCGCGATAGATATATCCGATTTTTGCCCCGTTAAGATACACGGCGACCGCTTTTTCGTCGTGGGGGTTTTCGGGTTCTTGCTTGAACGTCAGCGCCTTTCCACCGTTACCGGGGATATGGTCGAACGCCCCGTCAAACAAACACAAAGATTCTTCATATTCATAGCAAAGCGCCGCACCGTCTGTAACGTCTTCAAATAAATTGTAATTCTTTTCGCCGTCCGGAACGCTTTTCTTTTCGGCCGCAGGAGCGGGCGCAACATTCGCGGCGGGAACGATCGCAGGAGCAGGAGCGGACACAGTATTTTTTGTGGCGGTCGCTGGGTTCTTTTTATCAAGATAAACAAGCGCCGCGCCGCCAGCAATTAAAAGGACGCTACCACCAGCCAACGCCGCTTTATCATCTGTATTTCCAAACAAGCCGAAAAGACCGACAACGCCGAACGTGATTAAAACAATACCGATTATAAATTTCTTTCCCTTTTTCATAGTGGAAGCTCCTTTATGTGTAATAGATCGTAAAAATATATACGTTCCCGCTGGGAGCGGGCAAAACAAACGTTATTTTGATTCGGTACGTACTGCACCGAAAATCTTTTCCCCTTCCGCAACAACGGAAGCGGCGTCGGCGGCAATGTTCGCGCCCGCCTGAACCCCTAAAAGAGTATCGACCGCGCCTTGCATATCAGGCCGCGCGCGATACGCGAGAACAACCGCCTTTTCCTTTTCGGAAAGCGCGAACGGCGCTTCGGAAGATTCGTCGCGGAATTCCGCAAGAATATCACCTACATTATATATATCGCATAATTGCATTAAGATTTCGGCGTCAGGTTGACCGCGGTTATTTTCCCACGCATTGACCGTTTTTCCGCTTTTACCTACCATAGCGCCGACTTGATCGGCGGTCAATCCGCTTTGTTCTCTTAAACGTTTTAACGCTTTTGCTATTGATTCACGCGACATTCTACACACCCCATATTTTTATATTGGTTTTAGATATGTTCCTATTATACATAAAGAAATAGCAAGTGCCAATATGAAGATCTAAAAAACGTGAATTTAGGAGGTTGAAAATATGAGTATCAATGAGCGTTTGAGCGTCTACGTCAGCGAAAACACATCTTTATTGATTGTTAAACCATTTTCATTTTTCTCTGTTTTATACGTTTGTGAATTTCCATTTAATCACCCGTTTTCCGTATTAAAAATTCAAAACTTAGCGCGAAGCTCAACGACCTTGCCTATAATGCTTACTGGAAGCGATTCAATATCGTCGTTACTGTAAGTTTTAACTTCATAAGCCGGATTTGACGGAACGAGGTTTATTCCGCCGTTGAATTTCTGTACTTTTTTTATTGTTGCTTCGTCGCCGTTGACAAGTACTATCGCAACCTCGCCGCTCTCGACATCCGGCTGTTTGCGAACAATAACAACATCGCCCTCTTTTATGCGTGGTTCCATTGAATCACCCTTGATCTGTAATGCAAAAAATTCACCGCTTTTAGCCATCGAATGTGGAATTTCTTCATAATCAATAATATCCTCAATTGCATCAAGAGGAATGCCTGCAACGACTTTACCTAATACTGGAATCCTTGTTGGTGCAATTGTGCCCGTTAAAAGTAATTCCATATTAACATTGAAAAAATCAGCGATAATTTCAAGTGTTTCGTAATTTTTAGGCTCGCGTTCACCGCTTTCCCACATAGCGATTGTGCTTGATGAAACACCTATCTCTTTTGCAAGTTGTGCTTGTGATAAATGCTTTTGATTTCTTAAAAGTTTTAATTGTTCTCTAAACATAATTTCGACTCCTTATGCCTTAATCATACACGAATTGTGAATTGTTGTCAAGAAAAATATTCACAAAAAGTGTTGACATACGATTTCAATTGTGTTATTATTCAATAGTACTCACAGTTCGTGAACATAAGGAGGTGCTAAAATGTATGCTTTCGTTGGGAAAAAAGAGGTAGGAAAAAGATTGACTGCTTTAAGAGGAGATAGACCCGCTAACATCGTAGCTCGAGCTTTATCAATTACTCCGTCAGCTTTAGCCAATTATGAAGCGGGGTTAAGAATCCCACGAGATGATGTAAAGGCACGAATTGCCAATTATTACCAAGTGCCTATTGAATCAATTTTTTTTGCTTAAAGCACTCACACTTCGTGAGTATGAAAGGAAAATGACACGGTATGTCAGTTAAAATTTTTACAAAAAAAATAACCTCGTGGGAAAGCTTACCCGTGCTTTTAGACATTGAAACGGTATGCTGCCTTTTGCAGTGTTCAGAGAATACGGCGATAAAGCTTTGTAAAAACGGGGAAATCAAAGGAAAAAAACTCGGAAATATGTGGCGAGTAAGCAGAGACAGTCTGCGCGATTTCTTTATGAGTTAAAGGAGATTAAAAATGATTATCAGCACAACACTTGAAGCGTTAGGCATTGCGGCGTTGATAGCCGCTTACTATCACGAAGACAAATTTATTAAATTTGAAAGTGACTGCCGCGAAATATATCGCGCGTGCAAGCGTCAGGGAATATCTGCTTGCGACTTGTTTAAGATGATCTGTCGCGAGGAGCTGAAAAAATGATTTCGAATAAAAGGACAAAAAACCGCAGAATCATTGCTCGGCACAATGACGACCCGGAAAAGAAAGAATATATTCCCGACCCGAATTTTCCGTACACCATTTGCAAAACTTGCGCATTCCTATACAAGCCGAATCAAGGAATGCAAATACAAATGTGTGTAAGCCTCGCTGACCAAGGCAAGCCGCGAGACAGAAACGCGACAAACGAACATTGCGACACATACAAGCCGAAGAGACGAGAGGTTAAGCCGTGGTGAATGAAGAAGAGCTGCGTCCGTTCCTTTATGAAAGCAAATACGGCTACCGAGTGAACATAAGGAATCCATATGTCGCAAAGCTGTTTACACGCTTCAGAGATAAGCTCGGGCTTCCGACATGGTGCCCTTGCAATGACATAGAAAGGCTCGAATTTGAGACGGCGGTTATTCCGCTGCTCGAAAAAAGATTCGGAACAAAAGCCCCGAAAGTCAATGTGCCGCAACATATCAGAGAGCGGCTGCCGGTTGAGCTTGTAGCGACCCTCTACGGCTTAGACGAAGAATTCATGTTGAATTTAGAAAAAAACACAAAAAAATAGCCGCCATGCGCAGCAACGCAAGACGGCCGCCCGGTAAATACCGAAGCAAAATCATGTATAAATAGTATATCAAGAAATTCGGTATTTGTCAAATTTTCAAAACGTCCGTTTGGGCGTTTGGCGGCCTTGTATTGTATCGTATCTTTTCGGACAAAAAGAAGACGCAAACGGCTACAATGCAAAAGAAAAGGAAGTGACAAATACTTTGTTTTTTAAAAATCAGTCAGTCAATCAGTCATTCGATGAAACGCTCGGAAAAATCAAAGCCCAAATTGAAATAGACAGTGTCCCTGTTAAGCTTCTATTACAAGCTGAAGAGCTTGCGGTTATCATAGCCGAGGTTATGAGGCTTCGGCAAAATGACGCGCTCAAGGTCGGAGGGGTTATACGCCCGGCCGGAGATGTTCAGGCTGTTTTCTCGAAAATCGAAAACGAGCACATCATATACGTGCTTGAGCATTACAACGAAGTGCCGTATCGAATACGGAATCCGAAGCAGTACCTGCGCACGGCTCTTTATAACTCCGTTTTCGAAATCAACAACGCCGCTGCGAACCTATACAGCGCCACGGAAGGCGGGCGGCCATGAACAGAGAGAAGCGAACCTACTCGGGCAAGCTCCTTGACGTGGATTTCTACCCGGTTTTTTCGGACGGTCGGCGAATGCCATCGCGAAAACCGAAAACAAAGCCCTCTACGGCCGAGCAAGAGAAATATAACCGAAACAAAGCCGTGCGGGAATTCTGCCGGATTGTTAACGCAAATTTCGATGAAAAAGATTATTTTATGCATCCGACGTTTACTCCGATTTCGGCACCCCAAAGCAGAGAGGAAGCAAAAAAAATCTTAGCGAATTACCGAGTGCGGGTTCAGCGACGGCGAAAAAAAGAGTTAAAAAAAGCGATGCTTGCATTATCGGTGCTCCCGGAGCGGAAAGAGCTGAAAGAACAGCGAAAAGAGCTTATTGAAAAAATCAACGTTCTGTCCCGTCCGTTTAAATATGCGTACACGATTGAAGAGGTTACGTACAAAACGGGAATCTTAAAAGGGCGGACAAACTATCACTACCACTTATTCATTACCGGCGGCTTGGACGACAGGCTTATGGAGAGAATGTGGGATAAGGGCGTTCGAGTTAACGTCAACAATTATCAGCCGGAGCGGTTCGGCCCGGAAACGGCGGCAAAATATATGCTTAAAAGCACGCCCGAAGCAGGGAAGAAAAAATACATATGCTCGCGGAATATGACCCCGCCGCGAGTGCCGGATCCGTCAAGGCGAGACGGCAGAACGTCAAATTGCCAGCTTGAGAAATGGGCGAAAGAGCGAGTAAATGACGCGGAGTTTTGGGAGCGGAAATACAAAGGCTACCGCTTCGAGCGTTGCTTTGCTCGGAAAAACCCATATAACGGGCATTGGTACATATCGGTGATTATGTATCGGGCGACAGCGGAAATGCCGCCGTGGACGCTCGACGATTGGGGGGTGTATGAGTAGCAATAATTAAAAAAATTTCGGAGGTATAAAAAAATGATAATTTCAGGCGAAGGCTCAAAAACAATGAGTGAGAGCGAAGAGCAGATATGCCTTTTTCGGTGGGCACAATGGGCTTGTTGCAAATATCCCGAGCTTAAATTGCTGTTCCACGTCCCGAATGAGGGGAAAAGAAGCGTCTATACCGGAGCACGTATGCGTTCGGAAGGGCTAAGAGCCGGTGTCCCGGACATCTGCTTACCCGTGGCAAAAAAAAGATATCACGGTTTGTTTGTCGAAATGAAAGCCAGAAAAAACAAGCCTACCGAAAACCAATTAGAATGGCTTTCGTCTCTCGAAGAACAAGGATATATGACGGCCATATGTTACGGCTGGGAAGCCGCGAAAGCCGTTATTGAAAATTATCTCAAGTAAAAAGGGTGGGAAAAATGATACACGAATTAAAAATCAAGCCTCAATATTACGAAGATGTTAAAATCGGGCTTAAAACATTCGAAATAAGAAAAAACGACCGAGATTTCAAGCTCGGTGACCTTCTTATTTTGAACGAATATAGCCTTGATGACAGCGGAGCGGGAACATACAGCGGTCGTGCCCTCACAGTAAGGGTTACATATCTTTTGAACGACCCTGAATATTGCAAAGAAGGTTATGTAATTCTTGGGATCATCCCGGTAGGAGAACGCCATGGATAAGATTTTGTATTACGTCATAGCAATTTTTTTGATAATATCGGCCGTTGTGTTTTCAGCCGCGGCGGTAATAATGAATTAAGGAGCAAAAGTTATGAACAACAATATTTTACGCGCTATTGAGTCTCTTTGCGACGATATAGCCACCAACACAAACGCAAAGGACAATCAAAAGAGAGCAAATGCAGTTTTAGCTCTTGCTTTCGCCGGGGAATTTACGCCCGAGGAAAGCGAAGAGGACTACACCGAGGACGACTCCGCAGCGGGAGCGGAAAAAGATAAAATCAAAATTCCGAAACCCGGCGAGCAATTCGAGTATAACGGCGTTAAGTTTACCGCTCTCGGAGAGGAGCAGGGCGGCGTGCTTGCCATTGTTTCGGAGTTGCTTTTGCAGAGAATGCCGTTTGACGAAAGCCGTAAAAACGACTGGCGCACCTCCTCGCTTCGTAAACATCTTAACGGAGAGTATCTTGAACAGTTCAACCGCGGCGACCTTCTCCCGTTTGTATCGGACTTGACTGCTGACGATGGTATGAAAGACTACGGCACCGCCGAGGATTACGTTTTCCTCCTCTCGTGCGACCTTTACCGCAAATACAGAGAGTCTGTGCCGCGCTTTAAGAGTCGGTGGAGTACTCTTACGCCCTGGACCTGCACTACGGGATCCTCTCTCATGCGAGCCGTCAGTTCTATCGGCACAGTGGACACCAGCTTTTCGAGCATCATTAGCTGCGTAGCCCCCGCTTGTCTGTTCAATCACAAAATCTTCAAGTAATCTGCGCCGATAGGCGCGTATGGAGGCAGCAATATGGAAAAACACATTTTAACATACGTGAGCGACGGCACCGGTAAAACCGCCGTCGCAATTACAAAAATAAGAAACTCAGGCACCGACATTATAGGCGAGGTTGTTTATACGGGTACCGACAAGGGCGCAGTTATCCTCGAGTACTTAATAGAACACCCAGGTTATAACGCTCTTGCTAAAGAGGTTAAGGAACTCCGCGACGCAGCAGAACGGCGCAGAGAGCGCACAATACGAAAAGTAGAGCAAGCTCTCGGGTTAAAGCTCTACGATTGGCAAAAAGCATTTATTTTCTACAATAAACCCTACAATTACTATGTAAGCGGCTGTAGAGGAACGGGAAAAACCCTTGCTCATTGCCTCCGCCTTTGCTTATCCGAGGGCGAGCCGATTATAGCGGCACTCACACCTCCCACAAGGGCGAAAAACGAATTTTTGCGCTATCTCGGCGAGGACGGCTGCTCCATATACCGCTCGCAATTCTTTATAAATGAGTTGCGACAAGTTTATAACAAGCTCCTCGCGGCGGGAAATATCGACCTCCGCGAGATAACATTTAAGAGGTAAATATGGAAAGTATTAAAATCGAAAAAGACGGCTCTGTATCTATTCCTAAACCTGGCAATATGAAAATTACGGTAGAAATGACCGAGGGACTCTTTGAGGAGTTTTTGCAATTCCGAAAAAGCAAAGACGAGTACGACAACCGAGCCTCGAAAGAAATCGAGGGTTTGCGCCGCCGTATGGAATTTTTAGCAAAAGCGGTTATTAACTCGGTGGAGGGCGAAACTGCCAAAGCAAAAAAAGAGGCTAAAGAGGAGGCTCTCGAGCTTGCTAACGACTGGTTTTGTTGAGAGGTGCCCGACTACATAGGCGTTGAACACTAAAAACAAGGAGGCAAACAATGATACCTTTTCCAAATAAAAAATATAGCGTTATATACGCAGATCCGCCATGGGCTTATCGGACATATTCTAAGAAAGGACAGGGACGGTCAGCGGAAAGCCACTATCCGACGATGTGCATTGAAGACATCAAGGCGCTTCCAGTTGGTAATCTGGCAGCTAAGGACTGCGCTCTGTTTCTCTGGAGTACGTTCCCGTGCCTATGTGAAGCGCTCGAAGTGTTGACAGCATGGGGATTTTCCTATAAAACCGTGGCGTTCGTGTGGATCAAGCAAAACCGCAAGAACGATAATCTTTTCACTGGCATGGGCTACTGGACAAGAGCAAACGCCGAAATCTGCATTCTTGCCACAAAGGGACATCCAAAGCGTATATCCGCAAGTGTGCATCAGGTCATAATCTCTCACATAGAGGAGCACAGTAAAAAGCCCCAGGAAGCGAGAGACCGTATTGTAAAGCTGATGGGAAATGTTCCGAAAATCGAATTGTTTGCAAGGAATACAACCCCCGGATGGGACGTCTGGGGAAACGAGGTAAACAAGTATGGCAACTAAAATATACATAGCCGGAAAAATCACCGGCGATCCCGATTATAAAGCAAAGTTTGAGGAGGCTGAAAATTTCTACAAAAAAAAGGACTTCACCGTACTCACACCCACCTGTCTGCCCATCGGTATGCAGCCATCTGATTATATGCGTATCTGCTTTGCAATGATTGATACAGCAGATGTTGTTGCTTTCCTGCCAGACTTTAAGCAGAGTGCGGGCGCAGAGGTTGAGCACGCATATTGCCGCTACATTGATAAGAACATCCGGCACTATGAGGATGACAGAAACAAAGCACAGCGCGCTGCCAAGATTTCAGCGGATCTTTTAACGTCAATGGCGGCACCGGTTATGCCGAACCCTGCCGAGGAAATTAAAAAGGCTATTGAAAAAGAACTCCACAAAGGGCTATACCCCGACTTTTTGAGGGAGGCGAAACCTTGAAGCATTACGGTGATATAACAAAGATAAACGGCAGCCTTGTTGAGCCCGTCAATGTGGTTATTGGCGGCAGCCCGTGCCAGGATCTCTCGGTCGCGGGTAAGCAGGCAGGGCTTGCCGGTGAACGGTCTGGGCTCTTTATGGAGCAAATACGGATAATAAAAGAAATGAGGAGGGCTGACCTTGAAAAAGGCAGAACAGGAAAAGACACCCGCCCAAGGTATATGGTGTGGGAAAATGTGCCCGGAGCTTTCAGCTCCAACAAAGGAGCCGATTTCAGCATCGTGCTCCAAGAAACCGCAAAGGTGGCCTGCGAACAAGCCCCCGCTGTTCCTATCCCTAAAAACGGATGGCCTCCAGCCGGATGCCTTACCGATGTGGGAGGACAATGGAGCATTGCGTGGCGAGTATTTGATGCACAGTTTTGGGGCGTGCCCCAAAGACGAAAACGCATCGCACTTGTCGCAGATTTTGGAGGCCTCACCGCACCCGAAATACTCTTTGAGCGCCAAGGCGTGCCTGG